GGTGTGGTTTCTCTTCCGAGAATCAGTGCCGGTGACAACAAGGGGACTTTCCAGTCCTCTGATGGTCTCAACCGACTCTCCGTTTCCCATTCCTACGGGAATAGGATTCGGCGCATCGCCCGGCTTGACCTTTCTAAGGTTGCCGCGGATCCCTTCGAGTCGACCGTCAACAACAAGTACTCTATGAGTGCCTATGTTGTTGTCGACGTCCCGAGTGTGGGGTACACGACAGCGGACATCGTGACGAATACAGCTGGTCTTATGACCTGGCTGACCGCCACGACTAACGCCAAGCTCACCCAGTTGATGGGTGGCGAAAACTGACCGACCTATTTCTACAGATCTTTGACCGTTATTGGCGTACTATTACGCTGATAAAGGTCTTGGTTCATGTTATTAGAGCTTTCTCTAATAACGAGGATCCAAAGACTGTAGAAGATGCCATTCCTCCTGGCAAGGAGAATGGTAGGTCGCCTGGCTGATTACCAGGAGGGTCTGCGCATCATGGCTAAGGATGGCATACCCCTACATCAGTAGAGGAACCATGAAAAGCCTGATGCTGTTCTTGCAGGAGATTCTCGATGATCTCGGGAATCTGTGCGGCACTAGCACCCGACTCGATCTAAAAGAGATCGAGTTGCGTGTCAAGCACGAAGGGATATCGTTTTTGACGATATCCTTACCTACCTTCGGTAAGAGCCTCGAAAAAGGCCTCGACCGTGGGTACGTAGCTCACGACTTGTTCACTGGGTTTAGGTGGACAAGCGGTCTCCCCCGACTTTTCGGAGGTTTCCTTGAGCTCGTGTTTGACCGGAAAACGGGTCGGTTACTGCGTGACCCATCTATCCCAGCTATCTTTGCTATCAGACAAATCTGCCTGATGTTCGCAAAGATTGGTCTCGACTGTGCCGAATGGCGCATTCGAGACGCGATAGATGGCTACATGCAGTGTGAGAAGGATGTCAGGGCTGCCGATTCCTCCCTCAGTCCAAGGGACTTGGACTGTTTTAAGAGGATCGGCCGCCTGCTTTGGAGTGATACGTTCCAGGCCGTAGACGAGGATATCTTCTACGGCCGTATCGTCCCAAAGCATGGTCCTGGGGCCACCGCTGAGAAACTTAGCAGCAATGCTAAGTGGATCATGACGGAATGGACCCAGCGCCTCGATAGGTACTTCCCTCACTGGGAATACCTTACCACGAGTGTGAGCCGCTCTAACGAGTGGCTGACCACTGTACAAATCCTCGAACCCGGTCAGGAACGCCCCGTAAGGGTCGTTACTGTACCTAAGACGTTGAAGTCTCCTCGCATCATTGCCATCGAGCCTGCTTG